TATCCATACTATTAAATTTTTAAATGATTAATTACAATTTGATTTTATATACTTCTTTCAGTTCCCGTTCCTTGTTTTCCGCTTCGATATAAAGCGATGACCTTTGGTCTACCAACTTCGCAAACTCGTTACGATCCATATTTCCGGCATACAATTTCTCGTGTATGGCATCCAGTTCACCGGGAATCTTGTCAAGCCGATCCAGTAATTCATTAATCCGGTTTATCCGGTGTTGTTCCGCACTAATACCCGCCATCTTCTTTCTTCTTTAATATTGATTCCAGCTTCGGTATCAACAGGAGAAGTTCTTCCCCGTCCAGTTCGCGGAACTTCTTTCCTGCTATCCGGGTATCAAGGCAAAACGCATTCACCGCTCCCCAGTCCGTTGTGTCGATTCCGATCCGTTGCACTCTCTTCAGGACAGCCGATCTGCGTCTCCTTATTTCCCGTTCGGTGATGGTTAGATCCCGGTTTTCTTTTTTCGCACCGTTCAAATAGCCGCAGAGATACATTGCCTCGCTGTATGTCAACTCTTTTGTGGTATTTGTCCGTCCGTCTGTCAGGTCTAGCAGGATAGCCCGCTTTTGTTCGTCATCAATGCCTTGTGCGCTGTATATGATATGCAGGCGTTTGATAAGGCTCTTACTGATAGGTTTCTTCGTCTTCTGTTCCATCATTATCGCTTTTTATATTTTCAATCCAATGTTTTTGATACCCTTCCGCCCATACTATATAATATCCGCGTGAACCTCCTTTGCCACGTCCGATAAATGTTGCCTTGAAATGTTCCACGTAGATTCTTTTAAAGCTGTCACGTTTCACGTCATAGGCTGTTTTTCCTTCCACCTCGCGTCCGTCCACATGAGAGATGAAGACAAATATCTTTCGCGGATACTTCTTGCGCAGGCGGATTATTTCGGGGGCTTTCGCTCCCCCTTGCTGCTCGAAGTATTGTATGGAGTCTATCATTATCACGTCCGGGCTGCGTTGCTTTGACAGGTATTCGTCCAGTTCTGTGATGGTGGCTTCATCCGAATAGATTATATTATTCGTTTTACTATGAATGCCGACACTAAGAACGGAATTCACGAAGTCGTCGCACGCGCCCATTTCAAGTGTTAAATAAAGAACCCGAAGCCCCATTTCATCAAATTTGCGTGCCAGCTGCAGAGCGAAAGAACTTTTTCCTTGTCCCGACTTTCCGTAAATGATCCAGCAACCGGACTTTTCCGGACGACCGAATGCCAGATACCATTCACCGTCAAAATCAATATATTCATGTCGGATGTCTTCTAGGTTCTTCTGACTCCAAACTTTCATGCCAGTTCTCCACGCTCGATTTGTTGTTTGATTATACGGTCTTCGATCATGCCGGACAGTTCACGCAAATCATCGGTAAACCAAACATATTTTCCCGGCACAGGCTCTTTTTTCTCTTTATTCAACTTTCCCCAAATGTTTTCCTGTTCCTCCGTATCATTGATCCCGTTTGCCGCGCAAATGGCTTTGACATCCTTCTTTGTGGCTCCCAGCAATGCGATGTAGTTCCGACAAAATCTGCCGTCTATTTCGTCGTATCCTTCTACACGACCGACATAACGCTTTATATTGCGTTCCAGCGTCTCCGTTCCGGCTACGATAGCCCCCAAACGGTGTAAAGTATCGTCATATAGAGGTATCAAGGTACAAAGGGCACTGTGCGCCAGTTTTCCGGCATCATCAAGGATTAACAAAGGGGATTTTCCAGCCATGCGGTTTATGTGTGAAACAACCAAGTCCATAAGGTCATCGTTATCCATATAGCGCGTTACCGTTTCCCCCATGCATGTGGCTAACTTGGTCAGGAATTTACGTGCCGTCCACTTCCGGCATTTCAGATATATGACTGAATTATCGGCACTCATGTTATAAAGGTCTATGAGGGATTGAGTCTTCCCACTGCCGGATCGGGAAGATATGCACATCCATTTGTGATTCCGTTTGGCTGCCACGAACGCGGTGCGTACCTGCTGGTAACTGGTGACGCTTTCCACTACATTCCAGGCGTTTTCGTAGTAATTAAGACCGGAAGCGATCTTTTCAGCGATAGAGTCTTCGTTAGCTCCATACTTGCCGCTTCTGAATTGGGACATGGCGGTATCCGATATTCCACACTTCCGTGCCAACTCCGTTGCAGATGAACCACGATTGATTAACTTCTCTATGTACGTTTTTAATGCTTGATTATCCATGTTGTATATCTTTTAAATTGTTTTTAAATCATCTTGAAAAATTCATATCCAGCGGGTTGTAGTCGTAATCTTCATCGTCCGTTCCGGTAGAAGCCATTGCTACACTTTGCCGGGTGATATGTTGGGTCACTTCCATGAAATCCGCATCCGTGGCGTCATCCCTCATTTTTGACCGGACATCCTTGTGCTGTCCCAAGCTGTCAGTTATCAGATAGCGGTCAAGAACCGTTCCTGCAGCTATTTCGGGGATACGTTGGCAAATGGTGGTGATTCTCCTGTCTACCTCTTTCACTTTCTCCTTCACCGTTTCCACCATTTCAGTGTTGAACCTGTCGACACGTGCCCGGTATTCAAAATGTTCCGGTTTCTGATCAGCCAAAGCCATCGGAACTTTGATATCACGTTGCAGTACGTATTGCAATGTCCCGATCTCTTTGTCAACACGACCGGACTTCAGGCGTTTTGCGTTCGATACAAGCACCTGACTCATATCGTCCGGGTCAAAGCGTACTATCCAGTCTTCGTTGTAATGGTCGCGGAGAGAAAGGTCGAAGCTGTCGAAGCAGATTCGTTCGCCCATGAATTCGATAAACAGCCCCGAACCTGTGATCTTATTTGTGCGTCCGGTGGTTTCCCCCATGAGCATCAGATATTCTTCAATCCCGAAAGGCATTTTACGGGCTTCTTCAGTACGTTCCCATGCAGCGCGGTAAGCATCTATCTTCTTTGCCCGTTCCTGTGCTATAATAGCCTCTAATTGCGCAATAACGGTGGCTTCATCCGGGATGAACTTGTGATTTTGGTTTAAGACTTCCAAATTAGGCTGGTTATCTTTGTCGGCAGTGATACCGAAGCCCGACCAGTTCGCCTGTTTTTGGCAGTATTCCACGTTCAGCCGTTTGAAATAGGGTTCTACAATTTTGGACTTTGCATTTCCCAAAGCGGCTGGTGTATAGTACTTGGTCATGGCTTCATAGAAGGGAACCATCACCTTCTTTTGATAATTGTCGCTTTGTAGCTGTAAAGGCTTATAGCGTTCCCCAAATAGCTCTTTGGTATGTTGTACCGCATTTCGTAATGCTTCACGAATAAGAGCGGGTGATTCATGGTCGCCAATGGCATACCCTACCGGATATTTTTCACATGCGTCAAGTACGACTACCATCGTTTTCCGGTTGGTATAAGTGGTGTACATATATCTCTTTTCCTCACCGTTTTTCTTTACCGTTTTGGGAGTCTTTTTCTGATAGAACAGTTCCGCATCCCATCCGTCCAGCGTCCAGTAAGTAAGTGCTTGTGTCGGGGCTTCGCGGTGTATCTGTTTCATGCGTGTGTTCTTCAGAGCTTTGTCTCCCTTATTTCCCGCCATTGTTGTGAGAGCAAATTTTTGTCTCCAGTTCTCAACGGTGGTAGGACTATCGATCGGTTTCCAATCCATCAGGGAAGCCACCTTGTTGTATTCTTCCATGATTTGGACATTATTCAGATTGTTATGCATACTGATTAATTTATGCATCACCGCCTTTGCGTCCTCGTTCAGTACGACTGCCGCGTATTTGTTGCCATACGATTTATGGATGACACTGCGATAGCCTTCTTCCTCACTGATCCGTCGTGCCGCTTCATATTGCTCGCATTTACGTTTCAAAGCCTTCCAGTTCTTCGGCAGGTTATGAGGAAAAATATCACGCCCGTTCGGGTCTTTCAGTGTCAGAAGATCATTGCTCAACTTACAGAGCTTTTCCCAAACGTTGATGCGCGTACCACCACCGCCTATCGAGTTGGCTTTACGACCATCGCGAAGGGAGAGGAGCGCGTTCTTGATGCGTACATTCAGGGTATATTCGTCAATCTTCGCGGGGGGAAGCTTCTTGTCACCGTCATAGCGGTATTTCACACTGAAAAATTCGTAGGCGGCATTGCTGTAGACAATCGCATCTTCCAGTATGGATTTCTGTGTTTTAGCGGCAATTTCTGCACGGGGATCACCTTTACGTACAATGTACCCTTTCTTTACGTCCTTTCTCATGGTTTCAAAATCTACTAGGGCAGGACATCCGGGAATACCACGACGGAGTACGATAAGTTGCCCGTTCCTCACCATCGAATAGTATGTTCCTTCAGGAATGAACCCATCTTCACTCCCAACTTGCGTTTTGGGATTGAAGATGATTAATTCATTCGCAAACACGCAAATCCGATTATTAAATATCTCAGCCATAATAATTATACTATTAACTTTAGCGCAAGTCCCGGCACTGCCCCAGGATTGTAGCTGCTTCCCCTCTTTTCACCTGTTCCCATTGAAAACCTGTCCTAACACCATTAAATAATACCATGACAAATTCAATCTGAAACCATGAGTCTGTGTTATCCCGAAATACGGGGAAGTTCCTTGCTTGCATACTTGTTTTACTCTTCGTCCTTTTCCGAACGGAATTCCCTTTCAAGAATGGTCACTATCGTGAAACAGGCAATGACAAAAGCCGCCTGCACATTAGAGGCAGACACCTCAATCCCGTCAACCAATGAAACGGTAGTTATTATCCCGACCGCTATCAACACATTCTGAATCACTCTAAATGTTTTCATATACTATATCGTTTTTCTTGTTCTACATTCATTTTTCTAAAAAGGCTATTCCTATTCATCACGAACCGGAATAGTTTTGCTACATTTGTAGCCAATATGGAAAATATTTAATTTAAATAAACCGTTATGATGTTTTTCGATGATTTGGAATCTAAACTTGCATCAGACCAAACAATATGCAAGAGTATACTCCGAGATGTAAAATGTCCTGTTCATAAGCTAAAGGCACGTATCATCTATGATTACGACAATGACTTCACTTATGCC